TGTTACAAAGTTATTATCTTTGTCTACACCCTGCAGTGTAAAGGCAGGGAACTTCTCTCCAACGCCTATCATGATACGTCAAACTCGCTTGATACATCTTCAGGAGCTTCGCTACCTTGATCGTTAACTCTTCTAAGAAGTTCTAACTGTGCATCTGCGGTTGGTCTGGTAAGAACGTCATCCATTGACTTAAGATTAGCCAATAATTCTTTCTCCCAGTCCTCTAGTTCTCTAGCTTTACACTTTAGAACTGCTAATTGGTATTCTACGTTAAATACTTGTGGGCCAGTCTTCTTTCTTTTGAAATGAATGTCATAGCCTGTAACTGGATCGGTTGGGTCTCCCAACTCTTCCATAGCTACTAGTACTTGGTCGAATAGTTTTCTTTTTAAATTCAAAACTTTAACACTTTTATCAGCGTAGTCAATGCATTGAATGGCATAAGACCATCCACATTTTAAGTCTGGGTAAAAGTCGCGAACATGGTCATGTTCTTTGTTGTTAAAGGTTTCTGAATCTCTATCGAAAGATAGACACTCCATAGGAATATTTTTCCCGTTTTCTCCTTTAATCCAGTAGACGTACCTAGGTAATAAGTCACCAATCAGTCTTACGTGATGGTCTTCTTTACCTGCGTAGTTGTAAGTTTCAATTTTATCTTTTTGGGCTGAGCCCTTTGTTGTATTAAAGCCAATAGCCATAATTTATCTCCATGTCTCCTCGAACAAAAAGTGTACCCGTCCATCTTTTAATTCAAGCAGTCTGTTTTTAGTTATAATTTCTTCTGATATCGGTGACATCAGAAAATCTAGTGTGGTGTCTTTAGTTTTCAGATATTCATGATAGTTACGAAACGATGCTACACCTGCATATTCCGCAACTTCTTTATCACTCAATCCGCGTCCGTGTTCTAGCAAATCCTTTGGGTTTAGGATAAAACTAGTACCACCGAACTTATACTTGTAAAACTTAAAAGTTTTATCGTAGTAATTTTTAGGTTTGATTTTGTAAGTAATTATACGAAGGATTTGGATTATCTCACCAATGTCTCCTTTGCTTACTTTCATTATCTCATTCCAATTAAATAGTAACATATTATACCAACTTTTTAAACTCGTGTCAAGAACTATTTTTCTCTGCTTCATTCCCACCAGCTGTACTTAGATTATCATTACCTAGTTGGGGGCTACTGCCTAGTTGTTGCTTTGTGATTTTTCCAACGTCTTCAGGAGCGAGAGTAGCATGTACTCCAGCCTGCGCCATGTCTAATAACTTGCCTTGAAATATGTGAGTACCACAGTGCATTAGTTCTACCATTGGTAGTGCCCATATGTCTATTCCCATACCTCTTACAACTTCTGAAAACATGTAGTCTTCACTAAGATATCTATTTTGATGATTAATAATGCAATCAAAATATGCCATAATTTGTTCTCCTGGTTTAAATTCTCCTTCTCTTAAATGGTCTGGAGTATATAATCTTTCAGGGTAGTGTTTATCGTATTCTTCAAATACAGATCTATGTATAAACATAAATCCTGTTGCACCTTCTTTAATTTTTACAGGCTCGTATAAAGGAGCTTGTCCATCTGGGTAAGCCTCTGATAAAGGATTGAATACCATATCTCCTGCAATTTTTTCTAGCCCCATAGGATCATCATCATATGCACCACTTTTAGCTGCTTTTAATACTTTTTCCCAAGCTATTGTTTTCTTGGGATATAATGCACAAAATACTTTAAGTTCTTCAGGATTTGTTACTAATAAGTGCCACATATACACTAAGTCCATTGCATTCCACGCTATGTCACTATCTATAAATAATAGATACTCTGCATCACTTTTCAAAAAGTTAGCAACACAGTAGTTTCTAGCTCTTGTTATAAGGGATTCATTAAACATATAATAAATTTGCACGTTCAATCCATGATTCATACATACTGATGTAGTATCCATCAAAGATTTTGTGTATAAACCATGACACATTCCACCATACATAGGTGTGGCTAGAAATACTTTAGATTGTTGCATTTTTGGTATGTCTAGTTGTATTGTTTTTTGTTTTGTCATAAGATATTAACCTCGTAATCTTGTTTTATATAGTAGCCCAGTCTTGCATTTGCTTGACGAGCTGCTGTTTTTCCTTTGAGATGAATGTCTACGATAACAGGTTGTCGCTTTCCTTCTTTCTCTCTTATTACTCTTCCAATAAGCTGTGTTAGTAAAGGCTCATTATTTATAGGTGTGCCCAATACTAAACAACTTAAATCGTTTAATGATATACCTTCAGAAAAGATTGACTGTGTACCAAAGAGTATATTCTTATTCTCTTTAATCTCATCCATCACTTCTTCTCTTTCAGTAAGTTCCATATCTCCTGTTATGGAAACTGCTTTATCGCCACACAGATTAGCACAAGCTTTTAGAAAAGCTACTCTATCAGACACTACTAATACTTTGTGTCCTTCTGCGGCATATTTTGCAGCAATCATACTTACACTATGAACGTATTCTTCGTTATATGCAAGATGATTTATTCGTTCTGCCCAAGGGGTATACGCTCCATCTAAGAAACGTATGTCAGACTTAATTACATGAATCTTGGGAGTCATATAATTCTCTTTTGGTGGTATATGTACATCATTACCGAAGTAATCTCTGAATACCACATGTCTTCCATCTTTTCTTTCTAGTGTTCCTGATAAGCCTATCTTATTCAAAGCTGGCATTTCATCTACTATTCTAGTAAAAGTTGGACTACTGACGTGATGCATTTCATCTAAAATCACAGTTCCGAATACTTGTTTGATGTCGTCCATCTTGCGGTATAAACTCTGAATGTTCCCAATAACTATTGGAGACTTAGTGTCAAAGCTACCTGACCCGATTCTGCCTGCCTTGATTCCAAAGCACTTTTCTACGTCTTTTTCCCACTGATTTCGCAGGGTGGTTGTGTGAGTAACAACCAATGTTTTCTGACCTAACTTTTTAGCTATCGCTAAACCTGTTATAGTCTTTCCCCAACTTACCCAAGCGTTAACTATAGCGTTGCCTTGGATCTCGTCATGTACCTTCTGCTGGCTTGGTCGTAAAGTAAACTTAAAGTCAGGAAGTTCCACTGGCGAGGTTACGCGCTTGTCGATTATCTCATACCCATCGGGAATCAAATCATCTCTTCCCACAGGTATAGAAATCAACTTATCGTTTATCCATCGAACTGTTTTAAATACGATAGGTGGATCTTGTGGCATCCTCGGGGCAATTGTATATGTTAGCTCCTTTTCTATTTTTGAACGTGTTTCTACATCTACTGAGAGGTATATTCTGTTTGAAAATACTGCCTTCATAGATTCGAGATCAATTCCAAATCCTGCAGTTTCCACAAACGCTGAAGGTCTTGATGATTATTATCCCAAGGGGATGACCACCCTATTTTCTTTTTTCTTTCACGAACATGCTCTGGAAGATAATCTTTCATAACTTCTCTTAGCAAGTATTTATATGTACCTAAGTGGTAGTCGATATGAGTCGTAAACTTTATTCTACTATCTACACTTAGCATATATCGTACAAAACTTTGAGAAAGAAATACAGGTCTACTTTCCATTCCCCACATTCCTGCAGTCTGGTCAGTTGTAAGTATATTCTGTTCTGATGTACTCACTAAATCGTACCAAAGAGCATTGTTTTTGTGGTCAGTATCACTGAATATCTTTGTAGGAATCCACTTCTGTCTACTAGCATATGATTCTATTGTTTCTTTATTGTACTCATCATTGTAATATCTATCATGATGTTGATACCCTGTAAATAACTCATCCGCACTATCTCCAGTAAGAACTACTTTGCACCCGTCACGACTTGCTTGTTTACATAGCGCAAATCTAGGTGCTCGTCTGTTCATATCTACCCAAGGATAGTGTGTACCATTTAGCCACATTCTATCATAGTGAGTAACATATTCGTGTTTTAGTGTTACTACTTTATAAGGAACATTCCATTCTTTACAAGTTTGTATAGCCATCTCTG